AGGCAAAGCACACACAGCTAGCTAGGAGTCTAAGCAATGGCTTTTGGTATAAACGCTTTCGCACAAAGTGCGTTTTCATCATTAGTCAATAATAATAGTTCGCCTATATTGACTGGTATTCCTCTTGCTATGCAAGAAGGGACTCCAACGGTCACTGCCGATGCTAATATAAACGTTACTGGTATAGCTCTTGCTATGCAAGAAGGTGACGCAACTGTTATTGGAAGTGCTGTAGTTGATTTAACTGGAATTGGTTTTGCAGCAACATTAGGAACTGCAAATGTTGTTATATGGACACAAGTTCCAACAGGACCCGTTCAAACATTTACACCAGTTAATACAGGAGCAGTACAAACTTATACTGAAGTTAATACAGGAAGTGCGCCTACTGCAGGTTATTATCCAGTGTCTTAATAAATTGACACTGCTAAACAAATTTAATATCATGTGCTAATTTAGGAATTTAAAATATGGCTAATACCACAACAACTAGTTTAAAACTTACTGTTCAAGCAACAGGAGATAACTCTGGAACATGGGGTCAAATTACTAATACTAATTTACAAATTCTAGAACAAGCAATAGGTGGATATGATGCAGTTGGAATTACTTCAGGTGCAACTTTATCTTTTACCAATGGAACTTTATCTAATGGTAAAAACCAAGTATTAAAACTAACAGGAACTATATCAGGAAACGTTAATGTAATAATTCCAGATTCAGTTGAAAAAACTTATATTGTAGAAAATGCAACAACAGGAGCACATACTGTAACTTTTAAAACAAGTTCGGGATCAGGTATTACTTTCAGCTCAACTGATAAAGGTAAAAAAATATTATATTCCGATGGAACTAATGTTTTAGAAGGAGTGACTTCAGTAGGGAATTTAACTACAGGTAGTGTTACAGCTACTGGTAACATAACTACTACTGGTACTATAACTTCTACAGGAGCACTTACAGGGCCTTTAAATGCAACTTGTCTGACCAGTGGAACCGTGCCCGATGCTCGTATTACAGGAGCTTACACAGGGCTAACAAATTTAACTATGTCTGGAGATTTGACAGTTGATACAGATACTTTAGTTGTAGATGCTTCTGCAAATACCGTTGGTATTAATACTGCAAGTGCCTCAAGAGCTTTGCATGTAGTAAGTTCTCAAGAAATTGTTGCACGACTAGAATCTTCTGGAGCTGCTTCAAGGTTAAAATTAATAGACTCAAATACGACATCTAGTACAAATGCACCAATTCTTTCTAGTGCAGGAGATTTATTTATGCTAAATACAGGAGGTGCAGAACGTCTTAGAGTTTTAGCTAATGGAAATGTTGGAATCGCAAATACAAATCCATCTGAAAAATTAGAAGTAACAGGAACTGTTAAAGCCACAGCTTTTGAAGGTGATGGTTCTGCATTAACAGGTATTAGTGCAGGTTTAGTAAACTTAGGAACAACAAATGTTTCAGCTGCTTCTGCAATTACTATATCACTACCTTCTGCATATAAAAAATTCTTTGTTACTGTTGGAGGTATTAGAACAGGAAGTCAAAGCCAACTTACTCCTAATCTTAGAGTTGGAGTTAGTGGTTCAATAAAAACAGACACTAAATATATATTTCAAGGTCTTCAATATTCAAGTCCCTCCGCTGCTGGTACAATAACCACAGATAGTGTAGTAAATTTAAATAATGCAAGTTTTGCTGCTTTAGGTCTTTCGTCTCTTTTTGATACTACAACAGCATCTAATTGGAATGCACAATTTGAAATTGATACAGGTACATCTTTATCATTTCCTTGTATTAATTACAGTGCTTTTTATAGTAGAAATAGTAGCCAATCAAATGGAGTTGCTAGCGGAAGAATATTTTACAAAGACGAAACTACAATTGATACAATCCAACTTACTACCAGTTCGGGAGTAAATTGGGCTGCAGATGGAAATGTAACAGTTTGGGGATTAAAATAATGAAATATAATTGCATAGATGGAAAACTTGTTGAAATGACAGCTGAAGAAGAAACGGCATTTGACGCTTCTGTTATTCAAGCACAAGAAGAAATACAAAAAATAAAAGATGTTCAAGCAACAAAAGAAGCTAAAAAAACATCTGGTAAACAAAAGCTATTAGATTTAGGTCTAACTGAAGAAGAAGTAAACGCTCTTATTGGTAATTAAACAATTTTAGTTTACACTTTATAGTTACAATAAAATGGAGTACATTGTGTAAATGTTACAAAAACTTAATTTTAAACCAGGTTTTAATAAACAAGTCACAGAATCAGGGGCTGAGTCTTCATGGACTGACGGAGATTTTGTTAGGTTTAGATATGGACTACCTGAAAAAATAGGTGGCTGGACACAACTTACATCAAATACTTTACCTGGAGCAGCTAGAGCACAACATCCTTTTGCTAGTTTAGCAGGAGAAAAATACGCAGCTGTTGGAACAAACAAAGGTTTGTTTGTATATTATGGAGGAAACTTTTTTGATATTACTCCTTTAGATACAGCTATAACAGGAGCAACTTTTACCGTAACATCAGGATCAGCTACAGTTACAGTTAACAAATCTAATCACGGTTTAGCAGATGGAGAGTATATAACTTTTACAAGTGTTACTATTCCAACAAACTCTGGTTATGCAGTAGCAACTTTTCAAGACAATACTTTTGAAGTTTTAAATTCACAAACAAATACTTTTCAAATTACAATGCCAACAAACTCTGCAGGAGCTAGTAGTGCTACTGGTGCTGCAACAATTAATCCTTACGTAACAGTTGGTCCAGCAGTACAAACACCTGGTTATGGTTGGGGAACATCTACATGGGGATCGGGTACTTGGGGTACTCCTAGTACAACTAGTAATGTAGTATTAGATGCGGGTCAATGGTCCTTAGATAATTTTGGTGAAGTTCTTATTGCAACTATACACAACGGTAAAACATTTACATGGAATGCAGGAGCAACTAATGCAAGAACAGTTAGAGCTTCAACATCAACATCTGGTTTTTCTACATCAGCTAATCCAACAGCAAGTAGATTTACTTTAGTGTCTGACAGAGACAGACATGTATTTCATTTTGGAACAGAAACAACTATTGGAACTCTTTCAACACAAGACCCAATGTTTATTAGATTTTCAGATCAAGAAAATCTAAACGACTATACTCCAACAGCAACAAATACTTCTGGTACTTTTAGATTAGATACAGGTAATGAAATTAGAGGAGCTGTTCAAGGTAAAGATTATACTCTTGTTCTAACCGATAATGCTGCTTATGTCATACAATTTGTCGGAGCACCTTTTACATTTAGTGTAAGGCAAGTAGGTACTAACTGTGGTTTAATTGGACAAAACGCTTTAAGTTATTCTAATGGTAGAATCTTTTGGATGTCGGGCGAAGGTGGTTTTTTTGTGTATGATGGTACAGTTAAAATGCTACCATGTCTTGTTGAGGATTTTGTATTTACAACAGGGGGAGGCAATCTAGGAATTAATTATAGCGCTGCAAGAGTAACTTATGCAGAACACAATAGTTTATATAACGAAGTTACTTGGTTCTACCCTAAAAACGGATCTAATCAAATAGATAGATGTGTTTCATTTAATTATGGGGAAAACTGTTGGACAACGGGTTCTCTTGCAAGAACTACTTATGCAGATCAAGGGGTGTTTGATTTACCTTATGCAACAGAATATAATTTAACAGCAACTCCTGTATTTGACATACAAGGGATTACAAACTTATCGGGTGCTTCTATATTTTATGAACACGAAAAAGGAACTGACCAAGTAAACAGTTCTGGAACTACTTCTATAAATTCTTTTATTAGATCAGGTGATTTTGATATAACAGGTAATAAAAGTTCTGTTGATTATAGAGGAGACGGAGAATTTTTTATGTCTGTAAAAAGATTTATACCAGACTACCAATTAATAACTGGTAATTCAAAAGTAACATTATTTATAAACGATTATCCAAACAACACGGCTACAAGCTCTCCTCTTGGCCCCTTTACAGTTACTTCTTCTACTGATAAAATAGACACTAGAGCAAGAGGAAGACTAGTCTCTCTTAAAATAGAAAATGATGCTGTAGGTGAAACTTGGCGTTATGGTACATTTAGACTTGATGCAAAACCAGATGGACGTAGATAATGGCTAAAATAAGTGTATACATACCTGAACCTCAAGAAGAGTATAGTTCTGAAAACCAAAGACAAATATTAGAATCTATTGATACTGTAAAAAATCAACTTAATTTTGCTTTTCAACAAGACTTAAAACAAGAGCAAGATATATTTAATTACTTTATGTCATGACAATACAATACAAAAGCGCTACATTTAATTTAACATCTACTAATGCAACAACAGTGTTGTCCATATCAACATCAGCGATCGCTATTGTTAGAAGTGTCCAAGCGGTTCATGATACGGCTAGCAATGTAAATGCACATTTGATATTAAAAAAAGCAGGTGCATCAGATGTTAAAATAGGTTACAAACAAGTTAACTTAAATACAGAAAGCATGTTAACAGGACCATTAAACTTAGAAGCAGGAGATGCTATTAAGATGCAGGCAGGAACTGCAAATGAAATAACAGGGTCTGTTAGTTATGCCTTAATAGACAGATCACAGGAGAATGGATAATGTCAGAGGATTTACTTAAGATAAATTGTACAACTACAATTGTTATACGAAATACAAAAACCGAACGAGTTTATGCAAGTAAAGAAGAGAAAGATACCGATGTTGCAGATCCTAACACAGATACAACTATTGACGATATCGCAGAAGATGTTACAGTAGAAATATCTCCAAAAGGATTAGAAGCATTAAAGAAAGTAATGAACCAAAACAATGAATCAAACACCTAAAGGTGGAACAGAGTTACAACTAGGGTTTTTAAATAAATATGTAGATAAGAGTCTACTAAATAAAATTTCTATTTGTACATCGGTTCCTGAAAAAATACCTCTTAGTAAAGATAAGATAAACATCTTATGGCAAAAGAATTCATACGATCAACCGAATCTCGCACCATGGTTCACGGACCACGGCAACCACAAGAAATATGATTGGTATATATTTAATAGTCATTGGACATTTGAAAAATTTAGAATAGCTTTTGATCTACCGACAGAAAAATGTGTAGTTATAAAAAATGGTATAGAAAAAATAGAACCAACTAAACCTTACATAAAAGGTCAACCTATAAAAATTATACATCAGAATACACCTTGGAGAGGATTAAATGTTTTATTAGGTGCAATGCAACTAGTTAAAAATCCTTTAATTACTTTAGATGTTTATTCTTCAACAGAAGTTTATGGTAAAGATTTTCATAAAGCTAATCATAAGTTTTATGAAACATTGTATGAGCAAGCTGAAACACTGCCTAATGTAAATTACATTGGTTATAAGTCTAATGAATATATTAGAAAACATATCAAAGATTATCAGATGTATGCTTATCCTAGTATATGGGAAGAAACTTCTTGTATATCATTACTAGAATGTATGGCAGGAGGTTTATATTGTATTACAACTAATCTAGGTGCATTGTTTGAAACAGGAGCTGAGTTTCCAATCTATGTTCCATACTTAACAGATTATAAACAATTAGCTAAAAAGTTTGCAAATGCAATAGAAGCTGCGGCAATAACTTTAGATAATAAAATTATACAAGAACATTTACAGTTTCAATCAAAGTACACTAATCAATATTACAATTGGAATAAACAAGCCATGGCCTGGACTAACTTTTTAAAAGGAGCAATCGATGCAAAATAATGAACCTATATGGTTTGGAGAAGAATCAGAGACTGTAGAAATAAATTTAGGTGGTCAGCCTAAATATAAAATTATGGTTTGTACACCTTGTCATAGTGATGTTTCAATGCATTACTGTCAATCTGTATTAATGTTTCAACAACAATGTCTAAAGAAAAATATACTAGTTAGTTTTACAATGTTAAAATCATCATTAGTTACACAAGGTAGAAACCTATGTGTATCTGATTTCTTAAATCACGAACATAACTATGAGCACCTATTGTTTATAGACTCTGACATAGACTTTGATTTTGATACCATTATGAAAATGATAGAAGCTGACAAAGATATTATTGCCTGTCCTTATCCTATGAAAAACTATGATGTAGAAAAAGCATGGAAGAGATTAAAAGAAACAGACATGGTTAAGACTAAAGAAGACTTACTGGCCAATGGTCTTATGTATCCAATGAAAGTAAAAGACAAAAAGAACATAAAAGTAGATAATGGAATTATAGAAGTGACTCATGCTCCTACTGGATGCATGTTAATTAAGAGAAATGTACTAGAGAAAATGATTAAAAAGCACCCTGAATTAGAGATATTTCAACCAACAATTATTAACGGAAAAGAAATAAAAAGGGAGAATTTTTTTAATTTATTTGATACACTACATGACGTAAAAACCAAAAGATATTTTGGTGAAGACTTTGGATTCTGTCAAAGGTGGACCGACATGGACGGTAAAGTACATGCTCTTGTAACTGAATACATAACCCATGTTGGGGAGTATCAATACAAAGGTCGTTTCTTTGATGAATTACTAAGTCTTAAACATATTGACGACAAAGAAAAAACCAAATAAAATAACACTATGGCTATAACAAAAGCACAACAAGCTAGACAACTTTATAAAAACGGTGGATCTATGGAGGACATAGGTTTTAGTATTGCTAAACCATCTAAAAATGGTTCAAGACCAGGTTATAGAAGAAGTAATTATGATTCTTCTGGTGGTGGAACAAAAGGTCAAGGCTTTGAGGGTGGTAGAGCCCCTGAACGTGGTGATGCAGACGGTCCTAATAGACAACAAAAAGCACCAAAGAAACAAAAAGCACCAAAAAGAAAACCTAAAAAAACTAAAAAAAATACAGCACCAACTTTAAATGCTTTTGAAAAATTTAGATTAGCAGGTTTAAAAAATTTATACGATCAAAAATCTGGTAATAAAAAACCAGGAATTGGATTTTCAAATTTATTAAATTACGCAAACCCTTCTCTAGATTTTTATGAGTCTACTTCAGATACTGATATAATGGATACAGGTTATGGTTTATCTGGAAAAAATTTAACTGACATGGATAGATTAGCAGATGCAATTAATCTAGGTGAAAAAACTGGAAATTTAAATCAAAGACAATTTGAAGAAGCTTTTTACGGACCTGAAGGAAATAAATTTATTCCAAATGAAATAGGTGAGAATGATATTTATATACCACCAGTAATAGAAGAAGAAAAAGAAGAAGAAGAAGAAGACGTTCCTATATCTCTTAGATTTATGGCCGATGGTGGCAGAGCTGCTTTTCAAGAAGGTGGTGGAATATTTCCAAGGATAGATAAATTAGGAAACAAAGTATCTTCTGCTGAACAAGAATTAGCTGCTATTAATTCAAGGTTAGATACTGCACAATCTTCTTTAGGTGGACAAGGCGGACAAAATGGAGGAGGAGGAATTATGAATAATTCTATTTTACCTGACTCGCCTTTTCCTAATATTGCTGAACCTGCTGAAGAAGGAGATATGAATAATTCTATTTTACCTGACTCACCTTTTCCTAATGTTGCTGAACCTGAAAACACTATTGCTGATAATATTTCTGTAAACCCTATCGGTTCTCCTGAAAACAATGCACCTATTGCTGATAATATTTCAATTGGTGGAGGAAGAGTTCCTGGAGCACCTGGAAACTCAGGTATTGATTTAGGTTTAATAAGTAACCCAGGTCCAATTTCGGGAGCAATGCCTCTCCCTGATCCTAGTTTAGGTTATGGAAACCCTGGTGCTTCTGTTGGAGGCATACTAGCACCTCCAGCGATAGAAGACGTTCCATACAATATA